CAACAATTTTTAAATGATATGAGAGATATTATGACTTATGGATTATCCTCAGAGTTTGTAAATGAAAGTCTCATTCGCACCGAGAATACCAAAGTCACAATCCCTAACTAAACTCAGTCTGCTGCGAGTGCGGCAAAGTATGAGAGAGTATCATCATCTTCATTAGATGATCCGGTGATATCAGGATCATTGAAACCACCACTATTACCACTCAGAGAATTGAGTTCGTCCTTCATGGATTGTGGCATAGGTTCTCCACCACGATTTTGCTGACGGAACTCTTCTTCTTCCTCAATGCTCTCTTGGTCTTGGAACTTAGTCGTTCCCTTGATGCCGAGCACATAGTCCAGACGCTTCTTCAGAGCATCATAGTCCTTGAACTGGTCAGGAGCAACAAACTCTTGGAGAGAATACTGCTTCTTCCAAATTGCTTCCATTGCATCATCATCGTCCAACAGAGCATCTTGACGTGCGAACTCTGAAGAGTCATAGTTGCGATAACCGGCAACGTTCTTTGCCTTCAGTTTGAAGTTAGCACCCTGCCAGAAGTCAAAGGGATCAATTGCTTCTTCGTCTTCAAACTCAGGTTGCATTGCGGCAGTAATCTTATCAAAGATCTTCTTACCGAACTTATACAGGAAGACTTTACCCTCGTTCTCGGGATTAGCAGGATCCTTCACCACATAGATGTTAGCAACGTAGGTCAGTTTACGCTTCTGCTTACGTGCAGCATCTTTGCCTGCATCAGTGCCGTTGTTCCACAACATCGTGTTGTACTCAGACACAGGATCCTTCTGTCCCAGAGTGGTCAGAGAATTCTCAATGTACCAACCACCAGGACCTTGGAAGGCATGAGAATACAGTTTAACGAATGGAAGATCTTCACCATTAGGAGCAGGAAGGAAACGAATAACGGCATAACCATTACCGATCTTATCGCACTCAAGTTTCCACAGACGATCATCGCCTGAACTACCTGCATTATTCATTTTTTCGACTTCCTTGACCAGTTTTTGGGTCAGGGAACCCAGTTTGGATTGCTTTTTAAGATCAGCAAAAGACATTTAGATTACCTCGGATTTGTTTGGATTTGGGGATTTACTTGGATAGTATAGCAAAGATTGCCTCAACCGTCAATATAGTTTTTGAGAGAGGAGATTGTGGCATTCATACTATCAAATAAGGTTTGTATATCAGTCTCAGGTGGGAAACCCATTAATGCGACTGACTTGCGTAAATTCTCTTTCATCTCGATCGCTTGTGGATCGTCTGAAAGAGATAACCTAGTATACATCACTTGTTGCTTTTCTAGCAAGGTCGTGAGGATATCAACATGTTCAAGTTTTTCTTCACGGGACATCTCACTGAAAGACATAAGACTTCCATAGATTTTTTCTTGTAGTCGATTAATTTCACTCAGTTCTTCCTGAATGATTTCGGATTCAAAAAAGTCACTCATCTACAATGTCCCTTAAAATCTTTTTGTACTTGAAGATATCAAGGTTATTTAGAAATGGAGAATATTTTTGAATTTTAAGACTGACGGTTTCCCATATAGGATCATTCAGTTTCTTATCAAACTTATTTTTGAATGAAAATATTTTCTCAAAGATGACTAGAGTTTCAAGACTTATTTCTCCACCAAGATACTTTTTTAACAGGATTGGATGTCCTTTCGAACAATTGAATACACTTTCTAATTCGTTGTTCGAGAGCAATTCGTTGCTTTGTTCTTTGAATAAGTACGTCAAACTCTGTTGTCTCTTTGTCCAATCTGCGTAAGTTCTTTCTCCAGAACTTATAATTTCTCCAATCCATAGATTTTGTGGGTTATCGGCAGAAGAAAAATTTGATACAAGAAATTTTACAACTTCTTCATCATTGTATTTACGACTTGTTTTTTCAAACCAATACTTATCACGCCTTTTATTAAAGGAAGTGACAGATGCTCTTGTTTTAGCACCATATTTGAAGAAGTCGTATTTTGGATTTGTAAAGTGATTTTTTAATGACAAATAGTGTTGATAGACCTCAAATGGTTTCACTTTCATATAGGCAGTTTTGCTCTCGAAGTTCGTTTCATAAAATTAAGTCTCGTAGCATCCCACTTCAGTTTTTCCTTAAGTGGTTTTGAGATTAATTTCGTGACTGATTCTACTTCAAGTTCATTGACTTCGCAATAGTGTACAATAGCATCAATGTAGTTAATTTGTTCTTCAGAAACAATCTTTTCAATTTCTAACGCAAATTTAGATGGTGTTAAAAATTTACTAGCAATTGCCTGTTCTAGTTCTTTATTCGGTTCCATAGAGTTCCAGTTTATCTCTAACAAACTTTCCAATGTATTCGGTAAGAAGTTTGATGTACTTTGATTTGTCTCGCTCTTCATAAACAACGCATTCTCCATTTTCACAAGCCATAATGATTACAAGTTTTTTGACTGAAATACCAGTCAGTTCATACAGCATACAACCATATGCCATGCACTGTACAAAATAGTGATCGATCCACTCTCGTGGTTTCGGTTTCTTTGAAGTTTTAAAGTCGATTATTGCTAATTCACCTTCGTATTCTGCAATACAATCAACGGTGCCCGCAATCCCTAACTGTTTACTATATAGGGAACCTTCCAAAGCATGAATATTATTTATATTCTTGAGTTTATTCTTCGAAATCTTAAATAGAAAATCTGAAATTGGTTGAACCTTTGGTAGTTCTTCATTTTTTAAGAAATGCTCAGTCAAAGTATGCATATCAGTACCACGACTTGTTGCAGCCTTGGTGATACGATCTGCTTCTTCATTGCCAACCTTTTTACGCCATTTAACAAAAATCTCCTTATTAAAATGACTGGTCACCGAAGTAATGGAAACCAGTCGGAGAAGTTCTTTATCATCTGGAACTTTATAAAATCTTACCCCATCTATCGTTTCTCTTTCAAGACGGGGAAGTTCAATATCAACATGATTAAACATTAAAAACCTGCTTCTCGTTTTGCAATAATGTATTCTTTGACAAGTCCAGAACGGACAATATCGTCAACTTCAAACTCAATCATATCAAAAGATGGCATTTTACGCAAGACACTCATAAAGTCAACGATACCATTCTTTTCATTTGACTTTTGTAAATCTGACTGCATCGCATCTCCACAAAAACAAATCTTGGTATTTTCACCCACACGAGTGATAATACTATCAAGTTCATGGAAATTTAAATTTTGAAATTCATCAACAATCACAATTGCATTATCAAGAGTTGTTCCACGAAGGAATGAGGTGCTCCAAAACTTGATTGTTTCCTGCGATTTAAGATTGCCATAAAGCATCTCAAAGTCAGCATCAGATGGCATCTGGAACATATACTTCACCATATTCTTATAAGGAATTTGGTAAATATCTGCCTTATCTTCATGTGATCCTGGCAAGAAACCAATCTCTCTAGTTGCTACAAGAGACCTTACAAGGTAGATTCTCTCGTAAGGTGTATTCTCACTCAGAACGTCTTTAAGTGCATTGTAGAGGGTAATAAAGGTCTTACCTGTACCTGCACACCCATAAGCAACAATGTGTTTTCCTTCTTCATAAGACTTATAAAGTTTTTTTTGATTTTCTGTAAGTGGGTCAATATCGACCAGATATTCAGAACTCAGAGGTTTTTTTCTCTTCATCTGCTTTGCAGTCAAACCAACTCCAATTGGTTGGTCATTTGATGATGCTCTCTTTCTTCTTGCCATACTAGATTTTTCTTACCTTTGAACCGGGTGCTTTTGATGCTTTATTTAATACTTCATTCCATCCTGGATTTTTGGCGACAAGTTTATCTCTCCATTCACCAACATCCGTTGCCATTGGAGCAGTAGAAGGATCAGACCAATCTCGTGTCCAGTCGGGATTGTCTTGCAACCATTGTGTCCATTCATGAACACTCATTTTCACTTCTTTTTGTTCACCAGTTTCTTTATGTACTACAGGATATGTTGCCAAAATTATCACCTCCTAATGATATAAAAATATTTAGACCCACTCCAGTGCTTCTGCACAAGTTGGGAATTGTTCCACAAAAATTTTCTTACATGCTTCTGCAATATCCATATGCTCTTTTTGAGTGCCATTGGCAGATCTAAGGGTGATGTAATGTGCCCACGACCGAACAGATCCACTCATATAAAGACGAGTCGGAGTTGCTAATGGAAGCACAAAACGGGCAGATTCTTTTGCAATTCCCATATCAAGCATTGATTGATATAGAGTCATTGCATCATCAAAATGCTTTCGAATCTTAATTTCAAACTCTTGCTTCACAAATGGATCAATGTCATCAATAGAGTTCTGACGATTCTTGGTGTCTTGACGACGAAGGTCAAACATAGGAACCGTATCACCAAGAAGTGAAGAATCAGCATACCGTTGAGAAAACTCTTGATATGTGAAGCTGCGATGACGCAAAATCTGAGCTGCAAGTCCTCTGGTAGTCTCTATCTCCAATGTCATAAATGCTTGCTCAAACACAGACCAGTGATTGTGCTTGATGCAATATCCTAACAACTTTGCATAGTTAGGATTTTCCTGGTTATTTGGATTTGACACTCTGGCAACATATGCCATAGTTTTCTCCGCATCAGGAGTGACACTAATCAGTTTTACATTCATTTTCCAAATCCTTTAGAGTTTTCTTTTTCAATATCAGCAATCTGCTCCTTAATAGCACGCAGTTGCGTCTTCATCTCAATAATTCTTTCTTTACTATAGAGATAATCTTTTTCAATCAATTTCTCTAGTAGTTTAACAAGTTCTTTTGCTTTCTTTGTATCAGTCATCATCGTCCTCAAAGACTTCATCATAATCTAATTGTCTTGATGGGACATCTTTAGATACATATGCATCCACATCAGAATACACTTCTGCCTTCAATGAATCAACTAGTAGTTCAAGATTTCTGACAATGAGTTTAAGTCGGTCTTTCTCCATAATACTTTGCTGTTTCACCATATTATAGCATAAAAAAAGGAGGGATGAAACCCTCCTGAATGTTTAATACAAGTAATTCACTTACTATAAGTATGCCCACGATAGCAGAAGGTGCCGTGTGTTTCATCGGTTCCTTGCTTGCACTCATACTTGACACCACGATAGGATGTCATGAGAATTTGTGCGTCGTGAAGTGCAGATGCTTTATTGATCTGCTTGCGAATCATATTAAGTGTGTTCATTTTTATACTCCTAAAGAAATGGGTGAAATTAACCTTCTCTGCCGAAGCAGGATCCGTTTTTTCCGTTTCTTCAGTCGTTTGCGTCCCATATACACTCGGGAGTTGATTCTTTAACAGTCTCAACTAACTCAATCTTGATAAAATTCTCAAGATCTTCGTTTGCCTTAATCTTCAGCATAATAGCATCAGCTTGTTGGCAGGTGAGTGTAGAATACAAAAGTATATCTAACATGGGATCAACGTTCCGTTGCGCGACTTACTTGCGTCGGAGATTTCTCCGATAAACGACAGGTCTATTATAGACCTCATACCTTATTTAGTCAAGCGACCCTACAGAATGATTTTTTTCTGGAGATTTTTTCGACCTTTTTTTGGAATCACTTTCGACTTTTGGTTTTGGGTGGTTCATTACCCCAGAGTTTGGGATTGATTCTTCCCTCACTCTGTTTCATAGTTACGAAGTTGTCTCTATACTTGTCCCAGTAATGGTCAAAGATTTCAACTTGCTTTTTACCTAGTGCAACATCATAATGAGACTCTCCATCCTTTTTATACTCTATTAGATAGGCAGTATATGGAAGTGATTTATCTAGTGCCTTGTCTGGATCACAGTCTTCATAAAGAATTCTCAACCTCTACCTCCCCAAGTAATATCTGGATATGCTTCACTCACAATCTCTTTTGTAATCTTATACTTATCAGTCAGTTTTTTATCCTTTACGAGACAAATGATTTCTGCCTCAAGTGGATGAAGTCCTTCAAGAATGTTGATGAACATTGTTTCACGACGAATTGCACTTAGTCCAGGATTTCCTCCTTTCAGAAAGTGATAGAAGTTCTTAAACTCTCTACGAATTGTAGTATGTCCATTCTTATCACTTGAACCCATAGAAAAAGAATCAGTCTCGTGCATACGACGAACTTCTTCTGTAATTTTAGTCGTCAATCCACCATTGGATTTTGCTTGATCCTCAAATCCAGAATAAGGAACTTCTCCTTCTGGAAGAAGAGATGTAATAGTTTCATCAAAGTTCCAGATAAGAACTGCAACTAGTCCATTATCTCTGTACTTTTTTAGTACTTCGATTTTCTTTGCTTTACTTCTTTGCTTTGAGACTAAATCAAGAACCTCAAATACAAATGGATTTCTTGGAAGTTCTAATGATGCAGATTTAGTTGTTGTCGTCGTCTTCTTCTTCGTTGTTGTCGTAGTCATAATTTTCAAAATTAAATGCAATTACTTCATCAGGAATTAGATTTCCTTGCTCGTCAAACATCTCCGGGTGAGGTCTTGGAACTTCCCGATAGTTCATCATATATTCCCTAGCAGTCCAACCAATCACAAGTCCCAATATAAGAAATAAAATGGTTAGAAATGAACCAAAAACTAAACTAACTGCTAACATTTTTTTTTCTCCGGGATACTATTTGTCTTTTCCGTGTTTTGATGGAAAATTCGAAATAGATGGTAACCTCCCGTCTTAGAAAGCAAACCATCTTTTCGAAGATGATATGAAATGGTTGGACTTGCTTTCTTTTACCTCCATTAAGTAGGAAATCAACACCACGATTTCTGTGGTCTTCTGATTTATTTATGTTAGGACTTGATGACTTGTTGTTCTCTGAGAAATTTGATTGTGTCAACACACCCTCCTAAATTTTTATCATCACATACTACTTGAGGGAATGTAGAACCCTGACCAAATTTAGCATAAAACTCTTGTCGTGTAAAGTCCTCTCCAAGAATATGAACCTTATAATCACTACCAGTCATTTCTAACACCTGTTTGATCTTATAGCAATAAGGACAATTATTTTTCGAATAAACAATAAAATTCATAAATTACTTTTTAGATACAACATATTTACCAATCACAAGATAATCCAAATCGATATTTTCAAATGTCTTGATAGCATCCTTTGGAGTTTCAACAATTGGTTGACCATTATCATTGAAAGAAGTATTCAACAATACAGGACACTCGGTTTCTTCATTGTATTTTTGAAGAAGTGTCGTAACCTCTGGATGCAATTCACTATTCACAGTTTGAATCCTACAAGAAAAATCTTTATGTGTGATTGCTCCAAGTTTCTTTCTTTGATGTGGTTTAACTACAAGAGAGTATAGCATATATTCATTTGGATAAACATCAGTGAAGTATTCTTTCTGATATTCTTCAAGCATAATGCCTGCAAATGGACGCCACTCTTCTCTATGTTTAATACGAGTATTGATTGTTTCTTTATTTTCTTTTGGTGTGGGGTTCATTAAAATAGAACGAGAACCTAATGCTCTTGGACCAAACTCCGATCGATTTTGAAACCATCCAATAATCTTATTATCTGCAAGAAGTTTGGCAGTCTTCTCACACAGTTTCTCAAAATCATCAAACTTCTTATAGTTCTTTCCTTCAAGTGCTTCCTCAATCTCTTGATCACTATAAGTTCGACCAAGAAGTGAAATGTTATGTGGAAGAGTTACTTTCTCCTTTGCCTTGAAGACACCATAACAAGCCGCACCAAATGAAAGTCCAGTGTCATCTGGGAATGGTGGAATATGCATGTTCTCTACAATATCATTCTTACGAATCACAGAGTTTGCAAGAATATTGAGAAAGACACCACCAGCAAGACACAGATTCTCATCAATGTATCCTTGCTCTTTAAGTGCTTTCATATATGCCAACATACCCTGCTCAAAGTTGTGTTGCAGAGTCTTTGCCTTATTTTCTGGTGTCATGTTCCCATAAACAAAATCGTTTCCTGGAAATGAATTAAATGTAAGAGATGGAATACCTTCAAAGGTCTGACGATAATCCTGTTGAAACTCTTTTACATTACCGTAGGCAGAGAGACCCATCACCTTACCACAAAATGTCTCCCGATACTTTGGATCAGTAATATCAATCTGCTTCTGAACCATCTGCGAATAGATGATATGTGCCCAGATCCAATAGTAGTTTCCAAAATTATTCAATTCTGGAATACCAGGATGATATCTAAAGATCCCCTTCTCTTTATTAAAGTATCCAATAGAATGATTTTCTGTAGAGAATACATTACCAACGGCATTAAAAAAAATAGATCCTGCATTATCCATCGTAATGAATGTTCCTTCATTATAATCTGAAGAAAACACAGATGAATATGCATGACACATATGATGAGATACTATCTCAACTCTTGCCTTTGGAAAATATCTTTTGACTTTGGATTGCAGTGTTCCATTGATATAATTTTTGTAAAAGATAGTATTGCCCATTGATGGAACAATAACAACGTCAATGTCTTCTTTAGAAAGATTACCCGTAGATAAACAATATTCTATAGATTTACGTGGAAAGTTTCCATCATACTTAATGCCAGTGAGTCTTTCCTCACTAATACTTACAATATGATTTCCATCAGAAAAGAGAGACACACTAGCACCATGTGTCCAACTCTCATTCATTTGATTTCTGAGTTGTGGATTATCAGAAATTAAAACATTCCAACCAATCGCACCATAAAGTCCAATAATATTCATCCAACTGCTTCTACAATTTTATCAAAGTCAAAAATCTCATCATCCTCATCCACATAAGGATACTCTGCTTCCATACCAGTAAAATCAAAGTCAAACAAATAACTGTTTGGAAGTTTAAAGTTAGCAGGTTTTTCTGCTTGAATATTTGTATGCATATCCCATCCAAATACCTTTGGACTCGTTCCATTCCATAATACCACAGAAGGAAGTTTAAGTGCTGCAGTAGCATGTTGTAGACAACTGTCAATAAGAATCCTCTTATCACTATTGAGAAGAATACTTACCAGTTCCATATTGCTCATAGGATCCTGAATAACTTCCACACCATCCAGTGCCTCTGAGGCAGGTTTTTTGACTTGAAAAATGTGATACTCATCAGAATAGTGGTCAACAAGTCTCTGTGCCAGTGCTACAGGCATATCTCGTGCCCAGAGATAAGGTCTTTGTTCTTGATACAAACCACCATTAGTCTGAAGAACCATGATAGGTTTACCATTGGTACGACCAGTCCAGAACTCCTTAGCAATTTTTTTCTGTAAAGGATTGAACTTGATTTCAGGCATTTCACCACGATACTCCAATCCATACATCTTACTCCAGGTCTGAACTAGAGGAAGTTTTTTATGAATGTGATCTGTAGTAAAATATGGTTCGTTTGCAAAAATCAGAGAATCTTGATTTTCCACATAAGTTTGATAGAAGTAACTGGTATTACCCATTTGATATACTCTATCAATAAATGGAAGATTCTGAAAAATCTCCGGATAAACTGCACAAACAATGAGTTGTCTGCTTGGATGATTGTTCTTAATACACTTGGCTACTGCTGTTGAGGCAATATGTTTTCCAAATCCACCTTGAACATGAAATATAGAATACTTAGTTTTTGCCATGAATTAAATTACCAAGGAGTTGCTTTGTTTACTGTGCGAGGAGCAGGTGGATTGAGGACAGAATTAATCCAAGAAGTATGATGCCTCTGAACACGTGCTTCTTCAGTAGTCAGTTCTTCACCTAACCAACCTTCTACAGTTTCTGCCGTAAGACTATTAAATGTTACAAAACCATCAGAATCTGGTGATACACCTTCAGTCTCTAATCGAAATCTGTGAGTAGAATCAATAGTAGTTCTTTCCTGATCAGAATCATCATAAGAAACAAAACGAACTTCTATTTCCGTTACAATATTATTACCGTCATTTAGAACCTCAAAATTCTCAATGGTTCTAGAGTGTTGAATTGTCATCGTTATTTTTCCGTTTAACTTTTTTTATTTATTGAAAATTTTATTGTTTCCAAAACTCAAGATTGTTTTTATTTTCTTCATAAAGACTGAGAATTTCTTCTGGAAGAACAGATTCTGGAGATGGAGAAATTTTTTCAAGTTTAGAATGAACTTCATGCATATCACCTAACCCATAAGTATTGAGATCATTTTCTCTATGTTTATTGGAAAGATTATCAAGCTCATGGTCATAGTAATTTTCACCAAGAAAATCATAAATGTCTTCCAATGTTTTTCCAGGGTTACTCACTAAATCATTATAGTCCACAAAGTGCATTTTGTCACGGAAATTTTCATCAATTCCCATCTTTATAGCATTAAGTGAGTCATAAACAATACCACCACCATTCAAAAGATACATACAACGATTGTAATCATTGATTGGTGTATTGGTTTTAATCAGTTGCTCGTCAACAAAGTTAACTCTTTCTTGTCCTTCTTGAAATGGATTGCGATGAATCATTGTGAGGATAGAAGTGAGAATCTCATCCACTCTACGAACAGGGACAATAATCTTTGCCTGCTGTCCAATGTACCCTTCAATAAAAGGCACTCGTGCAGTCCAAGCACGGTTCTTATCAAACACAACAGGTTTCTCTATATCACTATAAAAATGATGTGGGACACTACCGATGATTTCTCTGACTTGATCTGGTTTTGGATAACCATGATACAGTTCATTTTCCATAAAGTTTTGTTCTATGGCAAACATTGCACCGAGAACTGGACTTGATGGACCTGAATAAAATCTTGGATTTTGATTTAGAATTGTTGAAAGTAATGTGCTCCCAGATCGTGGAAGACCTGCCATGAAATAAAAAATCTTATCCATTGCCAATATCAATAATTATATTCTAATTTATTATACCACAAATAAATCGATTACGAAAGATTGTTAACTCTTTCTTCAAGTGCCAATAATCTTTCTTTTAATTCTTTATTTTCTGCATCAAGTTCTTTGATTGCATTAACAAGAATTGGAAGTAGATAATCGTGAGTAACTCCTAGTTTTTCTCCATCAGGATTATCAACAATGATTGGTTCATCTTCAAGTGATGCAATTTCTTGAGCACTAAATCCATATCTCTTTTTATCATCTTTCAGTTCACCGGTTTCTCTGTCTTTAAACCCATACTTGATAGGATTAACTCCTTGTAAGAATGCTTTTCCATAAGGAACATCACCATAAACACATTTATCTCTGATATCAGAACCAGTAGTCCATCCAATTTGAATTCTAGCGCAACTATGGCTGCTGTTACCCATTACAATAACGTTAGATCCAGTAGAAAGGGTGCATAATCCGCCTGCAGTGCTTGCAGAATCACGACCAATTGCAATATTATTACATCCAGTGGTGCTGCCCCTTGCTGCACAAGAACCAATGAAGACATTATGACATCCAGTGGTATTGCAGTTTCCTGATAAAGATCCAATGAAGATATTATGAATTCCATTGGTGTTGTAAAATCCTGCCTGATAACCAATAAAGTTATTACAACCTCCACTGGTGGTTCTGTATCCTGTATAAGTACCAATAAAGTTATTACCAGATCCAGTACTTAAACAAAAACCACCACCCGCTAGATATCCAATGATGTTATTCTTAGTGCCTTCAGACCCAAATTCGAACCCTACACCAGCACATTTACCAATGAAGTTATTGCAAGCTCCATACTGCATATATTGTCCCGATTTGGTACCAATGTAGTTATTGTCATTTCCCTCTGAGTAGTATCCTGCACATGCACCAAAGAAGTTATTATAACTTCCCGTGCAGCTGAATTTTCCTGCCTGATAACCAATGAAGTTATTTACGGTTCCAGTGCTGTTGTAGTATCCTGCCTGGCAACCAATGAAGTTATTTAAGTATCCAGAGGTGTTGCAGAATCCTGCACGATTACCTAAGAAGTTATTATTACTTCCGGTGTTGCATTTTCCTGCATAAGTACCAAAGAAGTTATTATTAGCTCCAGTACAATTGAAACTTCCTGCACATAGACCAAAGAAGAGATTACAACCTCCACTGGTGTTGCGTTGTCCTGCATAACGACCTAAAAAGATGTTATAAGGACCAGTTCCAATATTACAAGAGGGACCTGCTCTGAATCCTACAGATATATTATGATTTCCAGTAGTGTTTCTGCATCCTGCCTGATAACCAATAAAGTTATTACAACCTCCAGTGCTGGATGCACATCCTGCTTCAGCACCTAAGAAGGTATTATTACATCCAGTGGTGTTGTTGTAACCTGCTCTAAGACCTACGAAAAAGTTACAATTTCCAGTGCAGTTGTTTTCTCCTGCACATAGACCCAAGAAGTTATTATAAGATCCATAGCAACTTAATAATCCAGCTCGGGCACCAATGTAGTTATTATAACTTCCAGTCTTGATTGCCTGTCCTGCACTGCAACCAAGGAGGATATTATAATCACCCTGAGTAATGCCGGATCCAGCATTACATCCCAAGAAAATATTATAACACGCAGAACATGATGCTGGATTATAAGAACCACCGGCATTACCCCCGGCAAAAAGGTTTGCATCTGCGTCTTGTTCAAATCCTCCTGAAGAAGGAAGGTTAGTCAGACCAGAAGCATCTCCTATGAATTCAGCTGCCTCTACTGTACCACTAAAAGTACCACTTCCAGCATTAACAACATTTCTACTGTTATCAATTACATCTGTACCACTTACCTTAATAGACATCTACCGTCCTCGTATACACTGGGTAGTTTTATTACAAGTATTTAGATATTTTTTTTTACTATCTTCACATATTCAATCAAAAAAGAATAGATGAATTAATCTAGAATCATTTTTATCATATCCAAAATATTGTGATGCTTGATGAATTGCATGAGCATCCCAAATTACAAGACGATTATAAACATTACCAACAACATCAACTTTCTCCCAAGGAGTAGGGTCTAGATGTTTCTTTTCCCATACAACATCGGATCCTGGAGTGTCTACATGACGAATTCTAGTTTTTTTATGTGCAATTAATGAAGTTCCACATTCATATGGAGCATCAGGAGTCAAATAAATTGCTCCTGCCCACCTTTGAGAATCTGCATGATAAACTAATGCATCTTCACAAGTACAATACTGAAATCTTCCACACATTCCATGAGTTTCCATCCAATTCGTAATTTTGATTCCCATAATGGACTCAAATGCTTCTTTGGTTCCTTCAATTTCATACTGATGTTCAGTTCTTCTACCTCTATGATAATCACTGAATTCAAATTCTTGAGTTAATGCAAACTCTCGTATTGCATCAGGATTATCATAAAAATTATCTACAACCCATAGAGTTGGATGTCTTTGAGTATTTGCTTGAGGTCCTTTAATTTGATATCTCATGGTCTTTTAGCATTCTCACAAAAACGACAAAGATTAAAGCAAGTATTATCTTCAGGAATTACATCTTCATAATCCTGATCTATAAGATTACCAAGAATATGTTCAAGTCCATAATCCATACAACATAAAGATACATCTCCATTTGGTAGCATAATATTGTGATATAGTTTTTCTAAACAACCACAAGTCATTGGTTGCTCTCCATGATATACAGACTTGTACTCATCTTTACGATTAAGTAATTCTGGTTTCAATATACTTTCACCAAGAAGATTTCCTGCTCTTGACCACATTTGATATGTTGGTGCTTCTGGAAATACATGACGAACTGATTCATGGACTGTTCCCATACACATTAAAGTAAAGTTTTGAATTTGAGAATGAACCTCTCCAAATTTTTCAATAACTTTAATATATCTATCAGTGATTGGGTGTTTTGCCTTTCTTTCTTGATCGGGAAGATGAAGAACAAATCCTCCATTCGGATTTCCGGCATATGGAATGTCTTTAATTCTTTCAATATCATCTACACCCATACCAATACCAGTCGTGAATACTGAAACTGGATGTCCTTTTTGATGAGCATACAGAAGCATTTCTGTAGTCTTTGGATTCAACCATGGCTCAGTAAATCCAGCAAAAGTCACACGAATCTCTTCAGGCATTTTATCTACCGCCTTTTGAAAATTTTCAAGACTTAAGAATCTTTCACCCTTATATGATTTCTGAAGAGTTCTTTGTGGGCAGAAAACACAATCAACTACACATCCGTTTTTTACATCAATAGAGGTGGTAAACTCCATCGTAGGTAGGATGGAGTTTTTCCACTTTTTTTCTTGTACTTGCACTCTATTATCAATGTAAATCGTAATTGCTTGATAATGTTCAATAAACCAATCATCCCAAAGACTCCATTTAATATCTACTTCATCAAATGAGTAGACCTCATGGTTCGGAAAATCTCTTAAATAAGTATCTCTAAAATGACGGAACTTATCTTGCAGTTCTGGTGTTGATAGATGCCATTCTCCAACAATCTTCTTTACATTCTTTTTAATCCATGAAAGATTTTCGTCGTTGAAAATATCATACTCACCACCCTCACAATCAGTTTTTAAGAAATCAATTTTATCAATATTGTTTTGCTCAATAAAAGATTTAAATGTAACAGTCTCAACATCTTGGATATTTTCTCCCTCACAAGTCCCAATAAACTGTTCATTAAATAGACCTGAAAGTTTTTGAATGCCATCAACACTGCCAATTGCTTTATTGATAAGAACTGTATTATCCGACTCTACATTTTCTTTAAGAGTTTGGAATAGTTCTTTATGTGGCTCAAAGCAATAAATCTTCTGTGGATTTTTACCCTTAAGAGTGTATGTGAAAGGACCAACACTTGCTCCAACATCAAAAACAATATCGTTTTCTTCTACATTAAAAAACTTTTCATACACATTTTGCTCAAAGATTTCTCTTTCTACAATATTCTTAAACCACTCATTCTCTGCTGCTTTACCCCAATTAAATCCTGCTCTAAGCATATTTAAATTATTCATTACTGCTTGCCTATGAGATACATCTATCACACTCCAATATTCATTTTTAAGTTCAAGAAAATACTCCCTACTATCATCACATAACCCACAATGCCAAGAGGAAACCGCCTTTTCAAATAAGATTCCATATTTACCTGGATAATCAACCTTTAATGGAAGTGGAGAACATTCAAAATCAGATACCTCAATACCTATTGAAGAAATAAGATATGAGTCATGATAATTTTTTTCTCTCTCATAAAATCTAGAAAGTAAAAAATACCCTTCAGGTCTTTTAGGTTCCAATGCAACAGCACTTTGAAGAAGACCTTTTACAGAATTATTTCGACATCCCTGAGAATTAAAACAATCAGATGCAGACAATAAACAAGCATACATTAATGTCTTGTCTTCGGTTCTTTCTGCAGTTCTAATATAGTAAGAAATTGCAGAAGCAGTTTGTCCTATAGAATGATAATACTTTGCAAGATTTAGATTATTGATCTCATTCTCAGGATCTTTTACAAATTCATTAAGATAGTTTTGTAAATCACTCATTGATAATGTCCTCAAATACTTTTTCTGGAAACTTTAAAAGATATGCTGCGTTGTCTTGAAATCCAAAAGACATTAGGAAATCAGTTCCTTGCTGTATAAGTCCAACACAAAACTCAACATGTCCACCCATAATTGAAAAATCGTCCGTCCATTTAATCAGATTAAAATTCTTATCCCAAAAACAAATACGATGTCGATAAACTGCATCTTTTCTACCAGTCTCACTCTGGAATAAATCAACCTCATGAGTGATTGCAACATAATAATCTTTCCAAGAAATTACTTGAGAACCTCCACGAAGATCTCTTGGAATATTTTTTTTCTCTCCCGAAAATACAGTCTCTGATGTTTGATTTTCTGGATCAACTTTTACAATCTCTGTTGGATTGCCCCACTTAATATAATGATATGGGAGATCTAGAAAAGGCATCCAATTTTTTTCACAATATGAATTTGGATCATTGGGAGGTTCAATCCTCAATCTTGAAACTTCTACTACCTCATCATCATGAACTTCAATTTCACAAAGTTCCATTCTACCAGTTCCAATGGTATCAAGATCTCTACGAACTCCAGAAGTATAAAGTTTTCCATCCCAACAAAATATTCTAGCGTCTTCTAATCCAACAAATTCCCATAGTTCTTTCTCTGGAAATTTTGATGTGTCAATTTTATTTGTTCTTACAATATTATAATTTTCATCAAGTTCAAGATAATAATTCCAAGTCCTCAAATGAATATCATCTTCCGGATGAATGTATGTTAAAGGACCATATGGATGTTGAAAAAGTTTTTTTTCTGAATGATAAAAAGTATAATTGACTGCTCTTAGGTTCACTAAAACTTTATCATTATGAATATAGACAGAAGGATTCATCAGACCTAATCCAGAGTTTAGATCTGATGGAATGATTAATGGATAAATTGATCCACCATAATTAAAACATTTTTGTGCAAAATTCATAATAATTCAAGAAAAAATAATTAGGTGGTGGTAACTATTATACCACAATATCAATTGTTATGCTGGTGCTTCTTCTGTTGCTGGTTCTTCTACTACTTCATTAGGATCGACAAAAGTAATTGCACCTACTGCAACTTTATTGTTTACACCACGAAGTTGACCTTCTAAGATCTCTGAAAAATAATCCTGATCAATAGAACCATCCTCTAAATGGGGAATATTGAGAGTTCTTTTATGTTCAAACCCAGATTCGTTTGTATAAGTGACTTGTACTGAAGTATCTTCTGCAGTATAGTCAGCTACTGTGTATGTGGTAATCATTTCTTTAATTGTTCAATTTCTTGTTTCAAAGTATTTATTTCACTTTTAAGATCCTTAACGGATTCAATGAGAAGACCTACAAGGTTACCATAAGCAATTGTTTTCATATTATCACTTGAAGTCTCTACTATCTCTGGTAAAATTTCTTCCACTTCTTGTGCAATCAATCCAATAGATGATTTTTTATTATCAATCCAATCATATCTAACACCTCTTAACTTTGTAGTAATATCAAGTGCATTATCTATAGTTTCAATATTTGTTTTCTTGGTTGCATCGGATAATGAATTTAGATTAGTTGCAGAAAGTGTACCTGTTGATGGATTATATTGCAACTTCGTTGATGATGTATATAAATCTGACGTAGTTCCTGATGTTGCCTCATAAAACAATGGATACATTGTAATGTTATTACTAGTATCATCAGCAAGATTTAAAGCAATTGAAGGTGTATTACTAAAGTTATTATAGTTAAGATAATAAGAACCCTGTTGTCCATCAAGCAAATCAGCATCTAATCCAGACCCAGCACCATCATTAGATGTGCCAAATAAAGTTCCTTGACTGCCGGTTGATAATGATCCAGACGAAGTTAAAGCAGCTACCTCACTAAACGATGTGGTGCTACTTGATACATACCACTTATGGGCCCCGCCAGAATAATATCCAGTAGTGCCATCATGAACAGAAAATCCAGAAATCCAGGTACTGTTGGCGTATAAAACGATTTTATTCGGACCTCTGGCAGTATCACTATAATCG